TGATCAACCACGCCATGGGCCACAACGTGCAAGCCTACATCCACACCACCGTCGAAGAGCGCAAGCGTGCAGCCCTCGAACTGTGGCACGGCCATTTAGACGGTAAGGGTTTTTCCCTGATTCATGGGTTGAAGGACGGTAGAAACGAAAATTCGGGTAATGCGCTGGACGCCGCAGAACATAAGGCCTGCGAGGCCAATCAAGAATCAACCATAGGCGAGGTTTAAAAATGATGATTCTGCTCGATAAGGCATCCGGCCTCGCCGTGAATCCAGCCGAAGTCAACTCGATGCGGTACGAGGATTGGAATGGCGGTAAGCACCTGGTGCTGACCATGCAAACCGGCAAGGAGCTTTCCGTGCAGCACTGGCCTTATGGCGATGGCCCAAACGTCTACCGCCTGCACGAGCAACTGCTGGAGGCTCAATGAAGAAGCTCCACGGATCACTCCAGAAGCGCGAGCTGAAGTTCATCGTCGAATGCAACGTCTGCCTCGGTAAGGGCGAGCGGCTCGGGCTTTTCCACTATCTCGAGTGCGATCACTGCTTGGGCTCTGGCTGGGTATGCGGCCACACCCTCCAGACTCTGCCGTTGAGCGACGTTGTACCGGTACTCAATGCGCGCTTGAAGGACGCGCTCACCGAGATCGCTCGCGCCCGCCATGTTATTGGGGGTGCCCAGGAGCAATACGAACAGAACAACCGCCGCGGCGCCGGCGGATCGAACTTCACCGGCGATTGATCGCTGGTCTTTATTTTTGTTGGGGGAGAAATCACTTGAAACTGATCGGAGCACGCCAAGCCTGGACCGACTCGCAGCATGAGTCGAACGCGTCAATTTCCGCGGTGGCCATTGATTCGGCTAAGTCAGCTACCGTAGCCAGAAGAGCGAGAGCTCGCCAACACGAAGTGGTCTTTGCCGCGATGGGTGAGGATAAGGAAGAGCGCATCAAGGTCGCTCGCCAGAAAATCAGCATCAGCGAAACCCGCCGTACACCGATCGGGCGATCTACTGCCCGTGCCGCGCACCTGACCATGATGGGCAAAATTCAGCGCGCCATTGGCACGTTACCTTTTCAGGTACAGCAGTTTGGGCACTTCCTTTACCACCCATGCATGACCATGCAGCACGTAATGAATGCCGTGCTGTTGATCACCGCCAAGGCGCAGTTGCCCGACCTAACCTCGGCGAAGCGCGTGAAGGCGCAATATCTGGTGACGTTGGCATTGCAGTCGTACAAAGCTGAGGTCACCGGGGCTGCGGAGTGGGGGCCCGCTCGGGTCGCTGCTGAAATGAATGCGTTCTTCGGCGTATCGATTGAGCCCAAGCACTGGAATCGTGATTGGCTGGACTTGTGGGAATCGCTGAAAGCAGTAATTAAAGAAGTGGATATTGAGGCGCAATCCGCTATATGGCAGTTGATTCACGCGGAGATTGAGGAATCAGCGGCGTAATATGTTGACATGGTGGGGATTTGCAGTTAATTTTCCCATAGTGCGCAACTTACCTCCAACGCACGCCACTTCCAGAACCCGGCCATTGAGCCGGGTTTTTGCATTAGTAGAGTGTGATAAGAGCTATTTTCCTGTCGCCATCGTATTGACATCACGGCGGGGAGTAGGGGAAGGTTAGGAAAACCACATTGGATCCTTTTTATGATCAAGGCTATCGCACTCGCTCTAACTCTTTTTGCTACTTCCGCGCTCGCGGCCGACATGACCGACAAGGTCATGCTTTCCGAAGTACATGTGACCAAAGGATTGCTTCCAGCCGTCGAGGGCGTTGCCAAGAACAATACTGGAGTGACCTTGGAGAATTTGTTTATCACGTTCAAGCTCTACAATGATGCGGGCGAAGTGGTTGGTAGCGCTCTCGCTCGCGGTAAAGACGTTGAGCCAGGCGAGGCATGGCGGTTCTCCACACCCACTACGATAAAGTTCACTAAGGCAAAGCTTTCAAAGATTGAGATTTACTGATTGAAAAGCCCAGCTCTCGCTGGGCTTTTCCGTTCCTGGACTCATCTCTGCTCCGTGCAGCACTGGGCCGCCACCTGACGGTCTTTTTTATTCAGGCTGCCTCGACAGGCAGCATCAGGCGTTTGACCAAGCAACACGCGCAGTTAGATCTGGTCGAAGGCTGCTAATGGTCTGTAAATAGCTGTTCGTTTTCTTGATGGCCAGTTGACATGCTTTCCGTTGAGGTTCTATAAAGCGTTCTTCAAATGGACGAGATGGGCCTAGCTATGAGCGATCGAGAAAAATACTCAGATCAACATGGAAGAAAACACGACAGTATGCTCGGCGCTCAGTGGGCGAATGAGGAATACGAAAAAAAATCAAATAAACCCTCTGATCCCGATGGCGATGGGGTCAAGATTATTGTGTTCCTCGGCTTCGTGTATCTCTGTACGGCCTTTGTTGCAATCTTAAAAATTGTCAGGGTCGTGGCGCCAGAATTTAGCCATGGTACGCCCGGCGGTATAACGATACTCGTGCTTTTTCTTGTGTCGGTGGTTGCTTTCTTCGTCGGTATGGCCAAGCTCAAATCATCCGATGCTGTGCTGTTTTATAGCATCGCAGCCGTTGGATTGACGTCCACGTTGTGCTATTTACTTCCGGCGCCTTGATGCGCTTTTTAGAGTTGGTCTCGCCAATCGAACTGGGCCTTTTATTCTCGCCTGCTGCGTGTGAGTTCCTTCGTGAGGCTCGGATGATCAGTACGGAAAAGCACTAGTCTTCGGCGCATCTTGGTCAAGTCCCAGCAGGGTCTCCAGCACTGGAAATCAGTGACTACAGCCTGCACCCACTCGAAGCCCGGCCATTGTGCTGGGTTTTTTATTGCCCGCAGAAAAGCGGTTCCTGTAGTCAGGGAAGCCTCACGGAAGGCCTGGACACTGATAAGCCGGCAAGTGCAGTGCTACGACAAAACACCGGCAGCCCGCGTACCCCGTCCTCACCATGCTTACGGGGTAGCGCGAGACTAGATCTGCGAGATCGATGCATTAGGGCGTCGACGTAGAGAGGGTCTCTGGCTGGCAGCGTGGGAAGACACGCGAACCTATTGAGGGCCTCAGCATCTGCTGGGGCTTTTTTGTTCACGCTCCCCACAAGGGAGGACGCTGGATGCCACATATGCCAGATAAACCGGACACCTGGCTGATCGTTATGGCCTGGCTCAGTCAGCACGCCCCAATGTTCTACGCAGCAACCCTATCGTGCTGGATCGCCTTCTTGCGCGTCATCTACGGCGGCGGCGGTCGGCGCCAAGCACTGCTGGAATCCTGCCTGTGTGGCGCGATCACAGCGGGGGCATTCCCGCTTCTCGAATATTTCAGCCTTCCATCGAGCCTTGCCGCCGCCGTCGGCGCTGTCATCGGCACTCTGGGGGTGAAGAAGGTTGCCGACCTGGCTGATCGCTTCACTGACTTCAAATTGCCCAAGCGGCAGGAGTGACACATGCAACTGATCGACAACTGGAAAAAAGCGCTGAGTATGTCCAGCGTGCAGGCGGGTGGCGCTATTGCAGCGCTGGGTGTGGCTGAGCAGATCATGCCGTCGCTCCAGGCGGTGCTGCCACCGATTGCCTATGGCGTGCTGGGTGTTCTGGTGATGATCGCCCGGGTGATCCTGCAGCCAAAACTGACCAAGTAACCGAATCCGCGACACGTTTCGCGAGCAAGCAAATTGTGTCGCGGACTGCGACGAGGGAGTCACCATGGCATCGAACACCAATTCATCCCGTGCTGTATCCATGCTGGGCGCTGTCGGCCTGGCAGTCGTTGCGGTCGCGGTTCTTCTGTACTTCATGGCAGGGTAGAGCATGACAAAGCGCAACTGGTCCGTATCGGTCGAAGGCTACAAGCCATTCCCGATGCTGACTCTGGATCAAGCGCTGAGCCATGACGACGCATTGGCGTTCGCCCGGTCGATCTGGCCGACATGTGAGGTTTCCTGATGAGCAACGTAACGAACATCCGCCACGCAATGCCGCTCAGTCCGGATATCACCAGAGCAATCGTCGAGCTCGATAGCGTAATCGCCAAGGCTGTTGATGCAGCCAGAGCGGCCGGCCTTCCTCAAGGCTTCGTGGTCTCCGTTCTGCATGGGCACGCACACGCACAAACCCACATCATGGTTACGGCATGACTGCGGACATCCACGATATCGCCGACCAGCGCCCGCACCTGACAGTGGTGGCTGATGACGGTGTCCACGTGCTGCCCTGCGCCCTTGTGCGCTCAGTAATCGCCGGCGATAAACCATCATCCATCCTGACCGAGCCAGTAGTGCGCCGGATCATTGAAGAGTGGTTAAAAAACCTAACCGAATGATCGTTGAATGACGTTCGAACGACGTTCAATGACCCGTTCTGCGAAACACCCCATGAATGAGGCGTGAACATGGCCCATTGCGGCGCAAAGAAGCGCAGCAACGGGGAACCATGCAAGCGACACGCTGTTCCGGGTTCCTCTCGCTGCAAGCTACACGGCGGAGCGGCCACCAAGGCCAACAAGGGCAACCAGCACGCGCGCAAGCACGGCATCTACTCCGACACCCTTACTGATGATGAGCATGGCCTGTGGGATGACATCGGCATCGGCACACTGGATGACGATATCAAGATCGCCAAGCTCCAGCTGCGTCGTGCACTGCTAGCCCAGGCCAAGGCTGAGGCGGGCGATGGTCTTGTTCTCGATATGGAGAGCATCAGCACGCAAGCAACAGATCCGCCGGAAGAGGGCGAGGAGCCGAAAGAGCCGGGCCGCCCATCAATGACAACCCAGCGTCGACGCCAAGGCTACGAGGACATCATCAACCGCCTGCTGGGCCGTATTGGTGACCTTGAGTCGAAGCGCGCCGACATGATCAAGAAGCTCGACCCTGAAGACGACGGGCCATTGCCTCAGCGCATCGAAGTGGTAGTGACTGACGCGAGACGCCCGAATGCCGAGCCTTAACGTTCCTCAAGCACAGTTTCTGGCACTACCTCACAAGTTCCGCGCCTTCGTGGCTGGGTTTGGCTCGGGCAAGACATGGGTAGGCTGCTCCGCGCTGGGGAAACACTTCTGGGAGTGGCCGCGCATCAACGCCGGCTACTTCGCACCGACCTACGCCCAGATCCGCGACATCTTCTATCCAACGATGGAGGAGGTCGCCCATGACTGGGGTTTGCGGACCGAGATCAACCAGTCGAACCATGAGGTTCATGTCTACAGCGGCCGGCAGTACCGAGGCACTGTGATATGCCGGTCGATGGAGAAGCCGCAGACCATCGTCGGCTTCAAGATCGGTCACGCGCTGGTCGATGAGTTAGACGTGATGAGCTTGATCAAGGCTCAGCAGGCTTGGCGAAAGATCATTGCCCGTATGCGCTACAACGCCCCAGGCTTGCGCAACGGGGTTGACGTAACGACGACCCCTGAGGGTTACAAGTTCGTCTACCAGCAGTTCCTCAAGCAGGTACGCGACAAGCCTTCAATCGGCGAGATGTACGGCCTGGTGCAGGCGAGCACGTTCGACAACGAACTGAACTTGCCACCTGACTACATCCAGTCGCTGATGGAGTCGTACCCGCCACAGCTGATCCTGGCCTACCTCAACGGCCAGTTCGTCAACCTGACATCGGGCTCGATCTACCACTCATACGATCGCAAGCTGAACAGCTGTTTCGACACTGTGCAGCCAGGCGAGCCCCTGTTCATCGGCATGGACTTCAACGTCGGCAAGATGGCGGCGATCACGCACGTCAAGCGAGACACCGGCCTGCCGCGCGCTGCTGATGAACTGGTCGATGGCTACGACACGCCCGACATGATCAGGCGCATCAAGGAGCGCTACTGGCGCCACAACGGCAAGGACTACGAGAAGACCTGCGAAATCAGGATCTACCCGGACGCCTCGGGCGGCTCGCGCAAGTCGGTCAACGCCAGCGAGACGGACATTGCCATTCTTCGGCAGGCCGGCTTCTCGGTCATCGCGCCGGCGGCCAACCCGCCAGTTAAGGACCGGATCAACTCAATGAACGCCATGTTTTGCAATGCCCAGGGCGAGCGCCGGTACCTGGTGAATCCGTTCACCTGCCCGACCTATGCAGACGGCCTTGAGCAGCAGGTGTGGGCAGCCAACGGCGAGCCTGACAAGACGGCAGGCGTCGACCATGCGAACGACGCTGGCGGCTACTTCATCCACCACGACTACCCAATCATCAAGCCGATGACCCACATCCCTGTCACCTTCACCTTCTGAGGCCAATATGCCCAACTACAGCGCCAAACGGCAGGAGTACGACGACGCCTTGCCCGGTTGGCAGCTGGTCAAGCGTTGCGTAGCTGGCCCGCGAGAGGTTCGCAAGTACAACGAATACCTGCCGATGCCGGACCCGCTCAACCAGTCGGAAGAGAACAAGGCGCGGTACGAGCAGCTGAAGAAGCGCGCCATGTTCCTGAACGTGGTTGGCCGCACGCGTACTGGCTTGCTGGGTGCGGTGTTCCGCAAGACGGCAGAGAGCGAGCTTCCATCTGCTATCAACTATCTGCTGGAAAATGCTAGCGGAGACGGATCGAGCCTTGAGCAGCTGAGCAAAGAAGCCACCGGCGAGTGCCTCGACACTGGGCGCGGCGGGCTGCTGGTGGACTTCCCGAAGGTCAAACTTCCAGCGGGACAGACTGCGCTCACCGTTGCTCAGGCAGCCAATGCGCGGGCCTACGTTCACTTCTACCCAGCAGAGAGCATCGTCAACTGGCGCGAGGACGTGATCGATGGCGTTCGTCGCCTGACGCTGGTGGTCCTGCATGAAAAGATCAACGAGCCATCCGAGGACGGGTTCGAGTTCATCGCGAAGGACCAGTACCGGGCGCTGATCATGATCGACGGTCGGTACGTTCAGCGCGTGTACAGCGAAGACGTTCCAGATGGCGAAGAGAGCAACCCGACCGACAAGGCCGGCAAGCCCTTCGATCACATCCCGTTCCACTTCTTCGGCTCCCAGAACAACGACGCCAGTATCGACAAGGCGCCGCTGGAAGACCTGGCCGAGGTGAACATCCTGCACTACGGCAACAGCGCCACGGTGGAGGAGGCCGGGTTCATCGCTTCTCAGCCAACGCTGTTCCTGACAAGCGATCTCGATCCGGACACATTCAAGACTCACAACCCAAGCGGTGTGCAGATCGGTTCCCGCCGGGGGCATCTGCTGGGCAAGGTCGGGTCTGCAGTCATGCTTCAGGCCAAGGAAACCCAGCTGGCCCGCGAGCTGATGAAGGACAAAGAAGAGCAGATGCTCATGATCGGCGCCCGTATCGTCCAGCAGGGCGGCGGCGCTGAGACGGCAGAGGCTGTTCGCATCAGGTACAGCTCGGACAACTCTGTTCTTGGCACGATCGCCGGCAACGTCAGCGAGGCTATCCGCCTGGCGCTGTTCGATGCCCAGCGTTTCATGATGGGTGCCATCGACGAGACTGGGACTGTGTTCTGGCTCAACCAGGAGTTCTTCGATCAGGTCATGGACGCTCAGGCAATCCTGGCTCAGATGCAGCTCTGGCAACAGGGCGTCATCGCCAAGAAGGACTTGCGCACCAACCTGCGCCAGGCCGGTGTGCTGGAGTCGGATCGCACAGACGACGACATCGACGCCGATCGCGAGGACGAAGCGCCGGTGGTGGGCAGCGAGCCAAATCCACCAGCCGACCAGAAGCCCGGGGTGAACGATGAGTAGTGAAGGCTATCTGTCGGACGCCACGACCCGTCATCAGATCTACGTCCAGCGATACGCCGGCGGCAATCTGAAGCGGGTCGCATCGTTCATCAGCAAAGCCATCAACACGGCAAAGGCTCGCGTTGCAGCAGGCCTGAGCGCATACGGGACTCAACGGTACGCCTCGCAGATAGAAACGCTCCAAGGCGATTTGCGGGGCATCTACGACGACCTGAAGGGCAGGGCGCAGTTGGACCTCGGCGAGTTCGCGGTCTACGAGGCTGAGTTCAACGCCACGATGCTGGGCAAGGTTGTGAAGGCCGTTGTTCAGCTCAGCGTGCCATCGGCGGAGATGGTCGCGGCTGCGGCCTTGGCTGATCCGCTGCAGCTCGAAGCCCGCAAGGGAGTGCAGCGGATCAGCATCGCCGGCGCACTCGACCAATTCGGGACCAAGAAGGCCGCCGAGATCATCGGCGAGATTCAGATCGGTTCCAGCTTGGGCGAGACCAGCCAGCAGATCGGCCGGCGCCTCACCAGCATCCACCACCTGCATCAGGATCAAGCGACATCACTCGTCAGGACCATGACCAACCATGTCGCCAGTTCGGCGCGCATGCAGACGCTCAAGGCCAATGACGACATCCTCAAAGGTAAGCGCCGTATCGCCACGCTGGACGGTAGGACATCGCCGTTCTGCCGATCCATCGACAACCAGGTGGTGCCGCTCGATGCGCCTTCGCCGCCATTTCACTGGAACTGCCGAACCTCGGAGATTCCAGTGCTGAAGGATGAGTATGCGCGGGAGATTCCTGGCTCAACCCGGCCCTCAGTAGGGCCTGATGGTGCTGCGCAGGTGTCGAGCAAGACGACCTATCAGGATTGGCTTTCGCGCCAGCCTGCGGCATTCCAGCGCGACGTGCTCGGGCCGAACCGGTATGCCCTGTTCACCAAGGGCGACCTGGCGCTTGACAAGTTCGTCGACGACAACGGCAAGACGCTCACCCTGCAGCAGCTGAAAGACCTGGAGCCGCGCGCCTTCGAGCGAGCAGGGCTCTGACACCGAATCATCAAACGACCGGCCATGAGCCGGTTTTTTTACGCCTGCGGCTGAGCCAACGGCAAATCATCCGGGGGATGAAATGAAATATCTGATCGACAAGGCTGCATACGACGCGCTCGAACCATCCCTGCAGGCTTTCTACAAAGCCCAAGGGGAAGACTACGTGCTGGCTGTTGAGGGGCTGCCATCTCGCGGCGAGGATCTGGAAGGCCTCAAGCGCCAGAACCAAACCCTTCTTGACGAAGCGAAAGAGGCGAAGCGGCTGCGCCGCGAGGCTGACGAAAAGCTCGAGCGCGAGAAGCTTGACGCCGCTAGAGCCAAGGGCGACTTCGAGCAGCTTTACGCCAGTAGCGAACGGGCGTTGGCCGCAGAGCGCGCCAAGAATCTGGAGATTACGACCCGCGTAGAGCGCCGAGATCTCAGCGCCGCCGCGAGCAAGATCGCAACCGGCATCGCCGATGGCGAGAACGCCGAGATCTTGGCCGAGTTCGTTGAGCGCCGCCTGAAGATCGTAGAAGGCCAGGTCAAGGTCACAGACGCCGCCGGCAACCTGACCATCGCATCCATCGATGACCTGGCAAAAGAATTCCAGCAAGCGCCGCGCTACGCCTCACTGGTGCGCGGCACGCAAGCGAACGGTGGCGGGGCTGCCGGGGGTAAGGGTGGCGGGGCCACCAAAACGTGGGACCAAATGACCGGTATGGAGCGCGTTGAGCTCCGCCGAACCAACCCCGCCGAGCACGCGCGCATGAAAGCCGCTGCTGAGGCCAAGTAAAAGGATATTCCGCAATGCCAACCATTCTCTCGGACGTCGTGTTTCGCGACGAACTGCGCGACTACATCACCGTCAACAGCGTTGAGCGCACTGCGTTCTTCGAGTCGGGCATCCTGACCACCAACTCGGACATGACCACTCTGCTGGCAAGCCCGTCCAATACCTTCACTATTCCGTGGTGGGTTGACCTGGATGCGTCTATCGAGTCGAACTACTCGAACGACGTGTACACCGACATCGCAGTACCGCTGTCCGTGCACACCGACAGCATGCAGGCGCGCGCTGCGTACCTCAACGAAGGCTT